ATCTTCTGAACCTTTACCTTTAGTGTTCGCAGTGGCAATCACGTTGAAACCATCTTTAGGCTCAACAACTTCACCAGTCTTTTTGATCAGAACTGGCTTGCCTTCAAGCACACCCTGTAAACACATAATTTTATTTGTACCACGATCGATCTCGTCAATCATAAGGACAGCACCAGCTTCCATAGCTTTAATCACTGGACCTTTTTGAAACACAGTCTCACCTTTGATAAGACGAAAACCACCGATAAGATCATCTTCATCAGTCTCAGGAGAAATCTGAACACGTACATATTCACGATTAAGTTTAGCACATGCTTGTTCGATCTGGAAAGTCTTACCGTTACCGGATAGACCAGATACAAAAGTCGGATAGAACATACCTGATTTAAGAACTTTCACGATCTCAGCAAAGTTACCCCATGGAACAAAAGTAGGATCAAAGTCAGGAACAAAGACTTCGTCATTTGAAACTGATTCAACACCTTTAACCATTTCAGGAACAGCTTTAGCTGGAAGAGCAGATTTTGGCATCATAGATTCTAAGTTATACACACCGCGACGTACCGTAGGTGCATTGTTTGTATATCTGATATTCACATAAGCTGATCTAGGATTCTCACCCACAGCAAGTGCAGCTTCTTTAATCATCTTAGCTGTAAATTCAGTCTTTTTTGGAAATTTTGTCATTAATTGTTCGATCACTTTATTCATAATTTAGTCCTTTTTTAATTGATTATGGTACCATTATACACTGTTTTACCAGTCTTGTGTGAAAAGTTACTGGTCCAGATGCGGCGAGTTGGTGTGCCAGAGAATGTTTGGTGTGGATTGATATATCGGGGTAGTAAGTGTTTGATAGTTTAAAATTGTGTGTGGTTAAATAGATTTTGTATTAGTTTTGATTGAAATTTTTGTGTTTTTAATTGATTATATGAGACGAAATAAACTTGATTTGTTATTGAGTCGGATATAAGATGTTGATGATTTTTATTAGTTAGTGATAGGTAAGATAATAATCGAGATATATTTTTAAATTTAATTTCGAATGTTGAGTTTAAGTTATATGTTTGTAGTGTGAATGTTGGTTTAAATGTCATTTTATATAGTCCTTTTTTATTTAACAAGGTATATTATAACATGAATTGAACCACCCGTGTGGCTAAATTGTCACAGAAATAGTGTGCCTATTATTTGATGGAACTGAAATTATTACTCTTCGTAAACTGGATTTTTGCTTCCATCTTACTTTCTAACACGTCAGGCTTATGTGATATAATAAATGTGTTTGTGCCTTTCTCTAACGTCTTTAAGATCTTCATTAGATTGTCTGTACCTTCATCATCAAGAGATGAATCAAATGTCTCATCAAGGATGAGGAGATTGGTGTTTGTAGAGTTCTTCATCTTTGCTATCTGTCTCCATGCAAACAATAGACTTAAATCAATACGCATCTTCTCACCTTCTGAGAAGTTAGCATATACAAATTCGTCTCTATGTCTTGACTTGATTGACTCTTCGAAGTTCTCATTAAGGTGGAATGCAACAAAGAACTCAAGTGTCTGGAGGTATTTATTGATCAGGGCATTCATGGCAGGTAAGTATTCTCTGATAATTTTCGTTCGAATACCTGTATCCTTGAGCATCTCAGCGGCAATATTGTTATATAATACCTGATCCTCAGCTTCCGTGAGGTTATCCTGTATATCAATTAGATCATAGGTCATATCCACAAGCTCTTTGGATGGTACATCAATATCAACTTCTTTCACCTGTTTATTGACTAACTTTGCCATTGTACCAGTATAGGTTGAGATCTCAGAACTAATATCAGCCATTTCAGATATTTGTGTTTGCACACCATCTAATGTCTTAATGGTTTCATCATACTTTGTTTTATTTAGATCTATATCTTCTTGTGTTTGTCTTGCTTGTGTCTTTACGTCAGTAAGCATAGATGTTTTTAAATCTTCACTAATATCTTGTGTACACGTAGGGCAAGCAGTATTTACTTCAAAGAACTTTGCTTTACCAACAAGCTCTTTCATAGAATGCGTGTGTTTACCTTTCTCAGTATTTAGACCTTCTCTGACTTTCCTTAAGGAGTTGAGAGTGCCGCGTAAGCCGATGGGATATTTATCCAATTTAGTTTTTAGAGAATCTATTTTCTCTTGTGTATCTTTTATCTCTTCATCAAATGATTTCTTAGCATCTTCATTAATTGATTCTAATTGTGTTATGTGTTTCTTTTGGTATTCTATTTTATCTTTCTGATTATTTAACGCAATTCTATTTGTCTTTGCTAAATCTTTCTGTATATTATTACGTTGCTTAAGTACAGTTTTCATTTTACTAAACACACCAATGTCTAATAGATCCTCAATGACATCACGACGATCCCATGCTTTGAGCTGCATAAATGGTATAAAGGAAGATGATCCTAATACCACAATCTGATGGAATGATTTATGATTAAGCTTTAGAATGTTTTGCTCTAAGAACTTTTGATAGTCTCTTACATTTGTTTGCTGATCTATCATGTTACCATCTTGATAGACTTCAAACTTATTTGGTTTAATACCTCTCATAACTTTCCAATTATGACCAGCGGTTTCAAATTCTATTGTTACCTCACAACCTTTACCATTTACTGAATTAACTAAGCCACCTCTCTTGACATTACGATGAGGCTTATTAAATAAAGCAAAGGATATGGCATCTAAGATGGTGGATTTACCTGTACCATTTGTACCTACAATAAGAGTAGATCTCGACTTATTGAGATCTATTTTTATTGGGTTGTTGCCGGTTGAAAGAAAGTTCTTGTAAGTAAGTTCTTTGAATAATATCATGGGTATATTATATCACTAAAATGCTATTTGTACATATTTTCTTCTGTAATTTTTCCACACTCTTCACTAGCATATTTCTTAAACCAGCGCGGTGCAAATGCGTGTATGAATGCAGCTAAAGAAGCTTTAAGTAATCGCCACGATATATTGAGTGCATGTTTTAGATGCTCGTAACGTGTCATGTCCACCTCTTTTAAGTGAAGCTTGCATTGTTTGCTATACATTAGGTCTCTGGGTTTTGGATGTTGTTGATTGCTTCAGGTTGAGGTATCACATCAGGATCTACTACAAACATCATATCTAATCCGATACTCTTTACTTGCCTTAAGAAATGGTCACAACTATTATATAGCTGAGCTGCAAATAAACCAGTTTGGAAACTCATGTCCATATGCATTTCTTCTTCGTCAATTGTATGCTTTTTAATTGCAAGCTTCATGAAATACTGGCCTTGTACTGATAACTCACCACAATTCATCTTCCAATATTCTACTCCACCTAAGACCATAAGCACAAGAGACTTATCTTCAAAGTATGATCTATACTTTTCTTTGTCTAAATTCTCTGTACCATTCTCATCAGTTCTGGCTTCGATCTGAACTTCCTGAACTTCTTTAACGATTGCTGCTGCACTCTTCGTTGGTTCAGGTGCTATATCATATACAACCTCAGGCTTTGGGCTGAAATCTGTCCATACTTGTTCGATCTCTGCCCAAGCCCATATTGGCCATAATATAAAGCCGACTATCATTGCTGATACGGCAAATTGGTAAACTGCCCATAGCAGTCTGTTTTCTTCGGGGTCTATCCCCTTATTCCTACCTCGCATCCTTCTCCCTCACAAACTGGAACTTCAATTGTGTCACCACCCCAAGTGTTAAATGGGTTTTGTAACATAGAACATCCAGCTACATTAAATAAAACAACGATTGCTACTATAACAAATGCTAGCATCGCCCATCTTGATTTTGAAACTTTTTTCATTTTCATTATTGTATCTCCATATCTATGGCATCATTATAGAGACTGTTCATCAGAGTCTTGAGCTTCTCTTTATCAAGATCTGTATTCACACCATCAATATAACTTGCCATTAAGTCTGTTGTATTTTCTACATCTTCTATATTGGTAAGAACATTCTCACCTAAGAACTCAGAGAAATTTTCAGCTATCTTTAAATCGTGTGTATCTAGCTCTGATATCCGTTCAATAAATTTGTCAAACATGAATGGGTTAGACTTATTCCCAACAATTACTTTAACAAATTTGCCTGTAAGTGTATTTATATCATAATTTGTGTAATCTGTATCTGTATCATCATAATATATTTTCTCAAAGAGCGTGAGCGGATTAGGTATTGCCTCTATTGTTTTTGTGTCTGTATCGAATACATGGAAGTATTTCTGATCACCAGCATCTGCCCATGTGAATTCCATTTGGCATCCAAGGTATCTGATATTGCCTTGCTGTGAACTTGCGTGATAATGACCTGATAAACATAAGTCAAAGTGTGCAAAAGGTTCTACACCCATACCATGACCCATAGGTTGTTTAATACCTCTCATCATTTCAAAGCCTTGCAACTCTAAATGGCCCATCATAATACCTTTATTACTTGCTAAGAAGTTCATTGATGAATCCCAATTCTCTGAGTTAATCCATGGCACCAAATGTACATCACACCCATCATAGTTTAACGTTGATGGTTTCATAACAATATTAATATTGCTTGTATAATAACCTAATAGTTCTTTAAGAGAACAGAGATCATTTGTGTTCTTATGGAATACATCATGGTTACCTGGAATAATATCCATAGTCATACCATTCTGTTTCATAGGCTCAAGGAAATGTCTGCGGTTAGCATTCAATGCCTTAAAGTTTACGAATTTCCTATGGTCATAATAATCACCGAGATGTATAATATGTTTTATATCATTATCTTTACAATATGGAAAGAATACTTGCTCATAGAATCTCTCTTGAAAGTCTATGAATATCTCTGAACTATTCCTTACACCACAATGTGTATCATTTAATAATGCTATCTTCACTTCCAGGGATCTCCCATTAACCAAACAACTAAACTATATCTTGTACCTTTTGTAATCTTTGCTACCTTATGCCATCTGTCTGATGGGAATACTGATATCGAACCAGCTTTTTGTAATTTAACAAGCTGTTGAGGATCTTGTTTCCAATAATCTTTTTCGGTATCTATATACATTTCACCACCTTCATAATCATCATTAAGGTTTACTGTGATACTTAGCTTTCTTATTTTACCATCTTTACGCCATGGAATAGCAGTATCGCGATGCCATCCGTAATGTCCACCTTTTTCGTATTTAGTAAATTGTATTGCTTGAACCGGTTCCCACTGAAAATTCCAACCAGCTTGTTGGTTTGCTGTTTCAATATATGGCTCTAACATTTGCATTATCCACGGATCATATAACCAAGCAACCTGTGATTTTCTAATCTTGCTTACAGTATCTTTGTTTGTTGTTGCTATTTGAGAAACTTGTTGATTACCATAATCAATTAATTGTTGGCACTGATCTTTTGACAGTGCTGCTTCAAATGTCCATGCATTATTTTTTAATCTCATCTCTTAACTCCTTGTTTATATCTATAGCTTTTTCTAAAAGCTTTAATGGTGATCCGATTCTTCTTGCAGATACTGCAAATGCACTTGTATCTTTTGGAAAACACTTACCACCGAATCCGTATTTTTGATCAGGGCCTGGAACCATCATATGACTATTACCAATTCTATCATCGAGTGATATAAGATCTGTCAATTCATCAAATGCTTCTTCAGAATACATATTTTTTAATTCGTTAAAGAATATAACTTTAGTAGCAAGGAAGGTATTGATTGCATACTTAGCATATCCTGCATTAATTAAAGATGTAAATCTTACCTTGCTCATTGTTATATCAGAGTTGATGTATATAGAATACCAAAACCTAGCATTGTTACCACCAAATATGGCAAAGTTTTGTTTTATAAATTGATCATCTCCGCCATCCTCTCTTAAAAATTCTGGATTATATGTAAGAGCCAAGTCATCTTCAAGTAATTTAATTAGTTCAAGTGATATAGTTGACTTAATAAGAATAGGTACCCATGGTAATTCAGATCTAATATCTCTATGATACTGCTCTACCATCATGTCATCGCATTCACCCATTGGTCCTTTTGGTGTAGGTAAACATAATATGACGCCATCATAATTTGGGTATTTTAAATCAGGTAATGTGTAACCTGCAGGATTATCTAATACATCTATTATATTATTTTTATCTCTGGATAAACCTTTAAATACAGCTCGGCCTACTACGCCATATCCTATTAATAATAATCGTCTTTTCATTTAGTATATTATAACACAAATTGTTTAAAAGTACATACCTTTGTGGTACTCTTTAAACCAGTCTGCAAAGTGTTTAATTCCTTCTTGAATTGTTGTGGTTGGAGCATATCCTAATGATTGTGCCTTTCCTATATTTGCTTGTGTAGATTTAACATCAGCTGGATGCATAGGCAAATAGTTTTTTAATGCCACTCTTCCTAATTCATTTTCTAAACATTCTATATAATCCATTAACTCATTTGATTTACCTGTTCCGAGATTATAGATTTCGTGTTGATTCTCTTGAGGTTGATTAAGCATATACTCTAATATAATTTCAATGCCATCAACTAAATCACCGATATAAGTAAAGTCACGTTGCATATCACCATGGTTATAGATGTCTATTGGTTTACCTTGAGACATAAGATCTGCGAATGTATGTAAAGCCATATCAGGTCTACCATACTCTCCATAAACGGTATAAAACCTCAAGCCGCTTGAAAGTAATTTAGATGTTTCAAATTGTTTTTCATTTACATATTTAGACCAAGCATAAGGATTAAGATGATCAGAATCTACACAAGATGATGATGCATATATAACAGGTATTCCATGTTCTTCACATGTTGTAATTAATTTTTGTGTACCTGTTATATTATTATCAATATAGGTTTGGGGATTCTCTAGTGAGTGTCGGACACCAGCATATGCAGCCAAATGAATAACTGCATCATAATCATGTACAACTGGTTCTTTTAATAAATTTAATGCACCACAATATTGAGTATCTAAACTATGTGCATCTGTAATAATACCATATTGTGTATGCAATATTGATGATCTATCATATTTTAATTGTGTATCATAATAGCCATTAAAGTTATCTAATCCTGCAACTTCGTAGCCTTCCTCAGCTAATTTTTTTGCTAAATGAAACCCAATAAAACCAGCGATACCAGTAATATATATTTTATGCATAAGCCATGTGTAATTCTAATCCTTTCTTTTTCTTTTCCTTCTCTTCCTTTGCAAAGTCTTTTACTTGCTTATCAATCTCTTGAATCTTTGAAATCTTTTCACGAAGTGTATCAAGGAATGTTTGATCGATTGGACTGTTCATATCAATAGCAGATACAAACTCTTCAATGTTTGCTTGCTCCATGAATTTAAATTTGATATCAGCTTGTTTCTTTTCTTTTACAATTCTACGTATAAAAGCAAAGTAGGCTATCTGTGTAAAATATGAGAATGCATTAGGCTTACCAGTTCTTGTGCTTGCATCTATTCTATAGTTGTATATTGCTTTTAAACAATTCTCAACTCCATCCATGACCATCTCATCTCGATATGTATATCTTACAAAGTTTGGCTTATGAGATAATCCTTCGCAGATCTTCATAAAACATATTGCGATATAATCAGGCACAACTGGATTCTTTTCTCCACTTTCTTTTGCTGCATTTGCTTTCTCAACATATTCAACAACTGCATATGAGAAGTCTCTATTGTTTACGTAATGGGGTTTATCACGAGGTTTAATCTTTTCAGGCATAATATTTCCTATGTGTTCAAATGTATTACCATTATAACATATTTCGCGCAAATGTACATACTTTTATTAAATAATATAGCTATCTAATAACCAATTTTTAATCTGTTTATTTACTAAATGCTCAAATACATTATAATTTTTTAATGATTTATCAAGTTCTTTAAGTTGATTTTTCATAGTATTATATATTTCTTTTAATTCACTTGATGGCAAATTCCATATGGCGTATTGTTTAGGATAAAGAATAGTATTAAACCATAAATTTGCATTTAGACCATGAGTAAATTTAACAAAGTGAACCATCTCTTCCCAATTATTTCTCATAGGATTAACCATAATGGATAACTCACGATTATTCTCTTTACAATATTGATAAAATTTAGTAGTGTTCATCATAAGCTTATTGAAATTACCATTGATTCGAATCTCTTCATAACGAGATGCTATCAAACTATCAATAGAAATATTAATGTGCAAATTATTATTATCCATAATATGTCTAACTCTTTTATTAATTACTGTACCGTTAGTTGCTACATTAATTTTTAGTGATGGATTAATACGAGCAACATCATCACATATATCTAATACAATCTTTTGAGCAAATGGTTCACCACCATTAAATCTTAATTCAGTTAGGTGTGGAATAAACTCATGTAGTTGCTCCCTAAATGAATCATCATAAATCATAGGTAATGGTGGAAGCTTATCACGATTTTTACGTATACCGCTGCTTAATTCACCACTGCACATTACACATTCAAGATTACATTGGTTACTTAATTCAAGTTCCATTAAACTTGGATATTGTTTAATAGGATAATTTTCATAAGCTTTAGCTAATGGCCAGACTCCTTCATTAATATTCTTTTCACATTCTTTGCATCTATCTAAAAATATATTATTATCTAATGCTTTTCTATATTTCTCAAAGGCATCACCAAACCATATATCTCTTATAGATCTATCTTGTGACCAATTATCGCAGTAACCTAATAATTTCCAGCATGGAGAAGCTCTACCATGTACTGAGAAATACATGTTATTAAATGGGGCATTACACGGTGTCAAGATCTATTTTTCCTTTGGTTTTATCTGTGCAAATTCTATAACATGGTCCTGCTATTGTATCTTTACTTTCCCATGATTTTGGTAATATTTTTGTAAACCATTCGTTATTTAATATATCTTCTAAATCATTTTTAAATATATTGAGCTCATCTTTTCTTTTATCATATTCTTTATAAAGATAATGATTTCGAACATGGTTATCTACTAATGATCTATGATATAATTGATCTTTAACCTTATCCCATTTAGCTTGAGTGGTTGGTTGAGTTACAGCAATTCTAAAATATCCTGAAAGATAACAACACGGAAGGATTTGACCATCTGGGCTTACTAACATTTGTTCGTCTTCTTCTATCCATTTACAAATAGTTTTACTTTCTTTCATAAGTCTCCTATCTCTAAATGTGTTCTTTGCGCGCTTAATCCATATTTTTCGCTATGCTCTAAAAATTGCTCTTTATCATCTTTATAAAATTTAAATTTTTCTATATGATGAGCTCTATCTGAAGGAACAAATAAATGATAATGATCTCCTATTACGTCATTAACCATTTCATGTATTTCTTTGAGATAATTTTCATTATGTTTAAATACTACTGTAAATACTCCAGAATGCCCATATAAAGAATATGCTTTCATATTTTTAATTATTTTATTTAAATTTGTTTTTTGCCTATAGAATTCATGCATCTCTTGGGTAGTTCCATCTATATCAAAAATCATATGGCCTCTATCATAACCTATTACATATCCAAGATGCTGCCACCAAAATTCTGTTCTCATACTACCATTAGTGTTAATAATAATATAACATTCAGATTCTTTGATAATATACTCGCATATTTCAAATATGTCTTTACACATAATAGGATCTCCTAAGCTTCCACAGAAATTTAATCGATTAATATGTGCTAATGTTTTTGGAGGAAACGCTTTTTTAAATTCTTGGAGTGACCATGAAATAAGTGGCAACCAGCTAACTTTTTTAAGAGTTTTTGGATCTGTTCTATGACATTGGGGACACGCTGCATTACAATTAGTGGTAATATCTAACCATGCATTAATTTTATTATTATAAAGATCAGAATATGTTTTCATAATATTTATTTTAGCTAAAGTATGTACTTTACCCTATTTATATGGTATAATAAGAGAGTACTCTCTGCGGGGGGAGACAGTATTAATGGGTGGTGGCGTTTCCTTTCATAACCTTCACTTGTTCTTCCATTAACTGCTTATCAGTTTGGATTTCATCTAATATAATCTTCATATAATGTGCCTTCACATCATCAGTAACATTTGTAGTAAGCATAATATTAAAGTCTTCTATAACATGTAATGTTTGACTAGAGAATGGTAACCATGGTGTCATAACATAATGATGATCTTCTTCTACTGATACTTTCATCGGTTCTTCTATACCGACAAGTGCACCATTAGACTCATCATCTAAGTCATGTGTGTATGCAATGATTTGTTCACCTGATACTAATTTAAATAATTTGACAGGTAAATCTGATATGTGATCTGGGAAGTCTTTATCCATATAGTTATTTATAATAATTTAACCTCATGTATCTTGAATTTGAACCTTTCTTTACTATATATTTTAACTCTTTCACCACTATGATTTAACGTATAATTCTTATTTGCTTTCCAATGTAAGTCATCTGCAATGTCATAAACTGTGGTATCAAGTGTACTCTTTCTTAATCCTCTACCAATACTCTGCAATACTCGTATCTGACTCTTACTTGGACTTGCAAATATAATATTGTGTAGGTTAACTATATTTATTCCTGTAGAGAATGTGCCATATGAACACACTAATATAGCATTAGACTCTTGCTCAGTGATTGATCTAATTTCTTCGCGCGTGTCAGCAGGTGTCTTACCACTCACATAGAATACTTTTCTATCCTTATCTGTTTCACTATTGATTAATCTAAACAGCGGTTCACCATGCTTCTCTACATACTGAAATAATACTAATGTATTACCTTTAAGATCTATAGCTAAATTCTTTATAAAGTTATTTCGTTTAGATGATGTAACAATCCAATCTACCTCATCTTGATATTTCATCTTACTTACTTCTTTACAATGTTCCTCTTTGTGTTTAAGCAATAATATATCAATCTTTATATTGGCAAGATCACCACGATCGATTAACTCTTTACTTGTTGTGATATTCTTATGTGGTCCAAATAAACCTTCGAGGACAAGCTTATGTGTTTGTGTACCATCTAATGTACCTGTTAAGCCATATCTATAGTTTGCATTCACACATTTAGTTAGGATACTTGTAAGTGATTTAGCTTTAAATCCATGAGCCTCATCACCAATCACCATACCAAACTGTTCGAAATATCCTTTCTGCATTTTGTATATAGATTGCCATGTAGACACATAGATCTTTTTAATCTTATGACCTTTATCTTTACCAGCCATAATTTCATGACACATACCTTCTGCATCAAACATTGCGTCATTCTCAGAGTACTTCGCAAAATCTCCCACCATTTGTTTAACAAGTGATGTAGTAGGAACAATTAATAATACCTTATCTGCAATGTGGTCATAGCTCATATCTAAGTAGTATCTCATCATGAGATATATGATATAAGATTTACCTGAGGCTGTAGGACTTACTAATAATCCTCGCTTATTTTCAAGTGCATATTGTACTGCATCTAACTGATAATCTCTTGGCTTGAATGGTAATATGTATCCATCGATAAAAGACATATCGACTTCTTGATGTGCACCAGGAAGATTAGCCTCTGACTTAATACCATGAGGTAAAATTTTTACTGCTATGTTTCTATCTGCAGCAAATGATTTAATATATTTGTATAGACCAGAGTATATAGATTGGTCTCTTAGATTGAGTAGTCTTACCTTACCATCCCACATCTTATTTCTAAATTGTGGCATGAATTTATAACCAGGAACAAAGAATGTAAAATACTCTGCTAGTTCTTGTATGATTCCTTTATCATCACAATCAACATAAAGGAATGCTGCATCTTTAGT